TTACCGTCAAAGTCTTCAGCCATCCAGCGTAGGAACTCGTCCTTAGTTTTCTTATGGATTTCTCCATTTAGGTCAACATACTCGTAACTTTGACCCGGTTTACTAGCAATCTTAGCGTCAATAGCCATCTCGATAAGATTATATTCGTAATGAATACCATCATCACTGATTAGGTAAGCATCTGCTTCTTGATGTGGGCGGCAAACTTTAGATTTATTTACCTTTACACCCATAATGTGACCGATCTTTTGNTTNGTACCATTGATTGTTTTATCAAGAGCTTTCTTCTTCTTGATTTCAATACGTANTGATGCAAAGTGTTCCCAAGCTTTACCGCCCGGTACTTTCATTGTAGGGAACATTGTGTTTCCACCTACATCATCACGAATTTGGTTGATTGCGATTAACATAGACTTTGTTTCAGAGATTTGAGGAGCAATCTTTGTAATGAACTGTGTAATAGCCTTTGCACGAGCTCCTACGTTTTGCTCTCCGTAATCTTTCTCTAACTCTACTTTAGAAGGAGTTTGTCCTACAGAGTCCCAGATGAAAATAACTGGTGTATCTGGATACATCTTCTTGAATACAGCAAGTGTATCTTCAATTGTACGACCAATCTCTTCTACAGTCAATGCAATACCTTTTTCTGGGTCAGGTTGCTTAACAAGTACTTTACTTGTATCTAACCCTAAATGACCAAGACGTTCACGGTCAGCTGTGCCCTCTACGTCTACTAAAACTACGATACATCCTAGAGAAGTACCTACACGAGCAGCATGGAAAGCTAGAGTTGATTTACCACCAGCATTTCGACCTGCAACTTCGATCATTCGTCCGAATGGTAACCCGCCCCCAATTACTACGTCTACACGAGGTAAGAATAGAGGCAAGCGGTCAAATACCATTGCATAATCTGAATCACGTAATAGTACTAGTCCTGCATCTGCTCCAAGTTGTGCCAAGTTAATATCTGCTGATTTTTTAGTTTGTTTTTTAGCCAAGTTAAATTCCCTCCAATAAGTAATAGATAACTGTGTAACTTATATGTTTGATATAGTCTTAGACTTCGTGAGTACCCTCTACGTTGCGCTGCTCTCGACCCATTGTACGTTTGCGTAACCAGAGTAAAGCTTCTTCAATCTTTGTAATAGCCATAGCATTTTCCTTACACGAGAATGGACTGTTTTGGAACCCCTGCAAACGAAGTAAGACCATAACGAGTAAATCCTCATTACAGACTCCATTTACACCTGCTTCTAAAATAGGACCTTCTTGGAAGTTGATACCTGCTAGTAGATTCCCTTTAGTGTCTGTAACATCAAAATGGTGAGGGGCATTAAACTTAGGGTCTGCCTCGTGATATACCTGTGTATACTTCTCAGTTAATAGCGGGTGAGTTACTTTTACAACTTTGTTATCCATGATCTTCCTCCTAGTAATTTATTATTTTATTTCAAGGGTAGAGCCTAGTATTCAACTAGGCTACTACTCTTTACTCTCTTAAATTATTGTTGTCCACCGTTCATCTTAGCCATTTCAGCAGCTAACATAGAGTCTACATCAAACATGTTGTTGCTGTTTGTAGCCACATTATGTGTTGAAGGAGCTACAGGCGCTTCAGGTTGCTGTGGAACCTCTGGTGTAGTTGGCACAGTTGGTTGTGTTGGAACCGTTGGCTGTGTCGGAATGTTAAACGCTGGTTGTGTTGGCACTGTATCTTGTACTGGTTGAGTCGGAACTGAAGCAGCAAANTCAGGCATGTTATCTTCTACTAGACCAGTAGGTTGTGNTGGCTGTGTAGGCATAGNTGGTGTAACAGGTTGTTGCGGTGTAGNTGGTGCCGCATAAGGGTTAGGAGTAGCAGGTTGACTAGGTAAAGCAAATGGGTTAGTGTCAACTTGTCCCTGCGGAGCCGCATACGGATTAGGCTGTACTGGTTGCTGTGGTTGTGTAGGCATAGCTGGTGTCGTAGGTGCTCCTGCATACGGGTTAGTTACAGGTTGCTGTGGAGCTGTTTGACCTTGTCCACCATCTTGTTGTTGGTTTGGCTTACGTCCTTCTTTCATATCTACGAAAGCTTGTACCCACTGCATACCATTCTCTAAACGTTCTGTAGGAACTACTTGAGCTTTTAAGTCTTCTAGTTCATTTTCCCAACCTTGTCCTAATGGAGGTAATGGGATAGCGGTATACACTTCTACTGGGTACTCCATTTGACCTTTAGCAGGTTTTGAGATTTTAATAGGTGCTGCTTTGTCAGGATGCATAAATGAAAGTTCTGTTTGAGATGTGTTTAACATCGGGTCTTTCAACTTACGCAGTAGGTTAGCAAAACCTGATTGAGGTACTTCGAATGTACGAACAATCAATTTACCGTTTTGGTCACGCTCTTGTGCCCATTGGTTTGGTGCAACTTGTACAATGTTTACGCAGTTTACTAGGTAGTAACTACGAGGTGATTGTTGTCCACCGAATCCGTTAGGGATTAATCCAGCATCAGCCCACTGTGTAATCTTTTGTTCAAGAAGTGAACCCGGGTTAGGTGCAGCATCCAATACAAAGTTTGAATTGATTTGTTTACCTGAAGATGACTTAGCACTTAAGAAGATTTTTCGTAACGGCTCTGCAAATGAGCTTACTAAATCTTTGGAAGGTAAGATTTGAACAAGAATTTCACGTTGATCTTTAGCGTAGAATAAACGCTTGTGTTTTGTTTCAGGATACTTTACCTTAGGTGAATTACCTCCTGATTGTGAATCTAATTCCTTCTGAGCTTGGTTGATGATATCAGCAAATGACATATGTAGCTTCCTCCTAATAATGGTTTTAGTAGTTAAAGAGCTTGTCTCCTCAACTCTATTAATATTGTATCATACAGTGTATGATATGGTCAAGCATTTTATACTAAATTATTTAACTTTTTTGTTCTCTTTTTGCTCTTTCATCTTTTCATAGTTGTGCATAATAATGAGAGCAGAGAACAACCCTAATACACAGCAAGTGTACCACTGTGGGTCACTGAATGATGGNTTACCAAAGAATAGATCAGTNAGCATAGTTGAAAAGAGACAGTAAAGAAAGGTAAATCCTAGATACAGGATAAATACTATAAACTTCTTAAGCATTAGCTACCCCCATTCAGTCTATTATAATCATAGTCTTCAATTCGAGTACCTGCACCTTGACCGTACATCTTCTGTTCAGCTACCTGCTTTCCATAAGACTGTAGCATGTCCTTACGCTGCTCGAATGCTTTTACGATACGAGTTACACGACCAACGATAAAGTTAAAGTAATGTATCTCTTTCATAATAGCCTCATATTCAGGCTGACTCTTACGATACGTCTCTACCATATCTTTGGTAGGCTTAGCACCTTCTTTTGTAAACTTCTCTCGGGCTGCTGTATCAAGCTGGGCAATGACCTTTTCAGACTCTAGTTCTTTACTCTCTTGGAAGTACTTCAGCTTCTCTAGGATAGATGCCCAGAAGATGAACTTAGCGGGCTGCTCAAGCATATCCCGGAGTAAAGTAGTTTCATTTACTCGCAGCTCTTCTTTTAAGTTATACTCTTCATACTGACCAGCTTCGTTGATTAATCGAAGAGTACCAAAATCAAAGTCACCGATGTTAATATCCAATACCTTTCCCCCTTTAAGGTTATTCGAGAGGGCTTGTTCCCTCTCTATAATCTATAATACTATAACCTTGTCTGTATTGCAAGTATAAACTACAAACTTTTTAATCTTTTTTACATTGCAGTTTGATAGACGGGTTTACGCTCTTCAATAGCTGCTTTTAATTGCTCAGCCTTTTCCTTGTCTATAACTTTAGATTCCTTGTAGTTCTTCACCTGTTTCAGGTCATTGTGGAACTTACAATATCCTGCAATGTTTTGGAACGTGTTAAGCTCTTCTGCATCGTAGCCTACCATGTCGTTATAGTTAACACCGATCTCTACATCTGCTTTGATTGGGTAACGGATTTTCTCACCTTTCCAATCAATAAACAACCAGTCAATAGGTAAGTTCTCCATGATGTGACGAGCTACTTGAGCCATTAAATGCACTTCTTCCGGTGGACAATCCAATACAATGGAGTCATGTACAGTTAAGACAATTTTAGATCGTAACCCTTTTGTTTCAATAAATTTATTAATAAGGATTACAGAGGAGTTCGTTAAGTAAGCACCTGTACCTTGAATACGTGTATTTACAGACTTACGGAGCGCACCGTTTACTTTAGACTTATCTTGTGAATAGATATCACGAAGGCTACGTCTGAATCCCTGCATACACTCTACAAAGCCGTATTTCTTTACATATTCGTGTGTAGCATCAATGAATGCTTTAATCTTCGGTTTGTTACGGAAAAAGTCTTCGAACAACTTTTCAGCCTGCTCAAGAGTCATACCGTTTTTACTATAGTAAGAGAACGGTGTTTCTCCATAGGCAATACCGAACGTGGTACTCTTAGCTGAAGAACGCTGATCGTCTGTAACCTCGTCAATAGGAATACCGAATACCAGTGAAGCTGTCTCTTTATGAATATCATCCCCGTTAAGGAAGGCTTGTGTCATCTGGTCATCTTCTGCAGCTAATGCTAGAATACGTGACTCTAGAGAACTATAATCCAGCTGTAGTAGCGCCCCACCCGGGAAGCTTGTTACGAACATACGCTTGATTGGGTGCTGGTAGTCGAATCGAGTAACGTCCCCTGTTTTACGTGGAAGCTGTTGTAAGTTTGGGTCTGAAGATGACAGACGAGATGTCTCAGTACCTGTTGGGTTAAATCCACCATGAAGTTTACCTTGAGCATCTGCCATTGCAAGCAGTTTATACGTGAAGTTCTGTTTACGGGTTTTAACCAAGGAGTGAGTAAGTAGCCAATCTGCCAGCTCTTTTGTCTCTTCAAAGTTTTCACTAATATATTCTAAAGCTGTCTTATCTGCTTTATAGTGAATCCAGTCAATTTCCTCCTCAGGGATGTTATCCTCCACGGCACTGTCTACTAGGAAGGTTTTATTAAACGGCAGCTTGTTTCCTGTATACTTGAACAGTACTTTCTTTTTCTGGTCAGATGAGTTCGGGTTGAATATACGTTCCTCTTCATCCTTGTACTTGTTACGAAGCTTAACTACATCCGGGTCACGATCTTTTACAGGCTTAGCAAACTCTTCTAAACCAATCTGGTAAAGTTTTAAAATCTCTTCTTCGAGCTGCTTTACCTCTGGGTACTCACGCATAACTTCTACAATACGTCTCTCTTCTTTTTCATAAGCATCTGCTAGCCCCTGTGTGTACTCTGTATTCATCATTACACCGTTAGCTTCAATAGCAGCTAGTGTATCTGTTAACTGTGGGTAATGGTTTGTGTAAAGAATACGGATAGCCGCGTTCTCTGGCTTTTGTCCTAACAAGTCTAGGTGATTATGAATACGTAAACAGCAGTCTACGTCACCACTAGCATAAGGAGATAGCATGGATACTAAAGGAATCCACTCATAGTTAAAGTTTCCTCCATCTACTTCATTGCGAGGAGCAGTAGCACTAGGAAATGTCTTCTTGGGAATTTCTAGCTTGGTAATAACAGGTCTTCTACCTTCCTGTTTAGCTATTTGTTTCTCTTGTTGCATAAGTAGCTGGTGTTCTACTTTTAACTTAGTAACGTACTGCTTGTGTTCCAACTTCATTTGTTCAATACGTTCTTTATCTTCCTGCAACTTCTGGTCTAAATAATCTTTCTTGAAGACTTCCAATGCACGGTCATAGCCACCCATGTCTGTTAACTCGTAAGCCATATCGCTCAAACGTAAAGACTTCTCTACGTTCTGATTGATTAATAGATAGTACATAACTTTCGTATCACGGTGGTTATTGAATCGTTTGAACCCTTTTGTCAAACGAAGGAACCTGATATCAAACTGGATGTTATGACCTACCTTGATTATGTTCTCATCGGCTACGAAGGCTTCTATGTAGTTATAAATCTCAGCTAGTTCACCGGGTAGCCATGTATGCTCTTTATGTTCTAGGGGGATTGTGATTCCTTGTCCTTCTTCCCAACATAAAGAGATAACTAGCGGCTTTGCTCCTGCTAGTTCTGGTTTCAAGGTATTCGTCTCTAAATCCCAAGAGACAATAGGTGCTTTGGGAATTTCCTGTGTGAAGATTTCTCTTACACGCTCTATTGT